TGCCATCTTTCATCCATTTTATCCATACGTTTTTCCATAGGTTCGCGAATATCAGTTCGAAGATTTCTTAAGAAAATGTATAGTCCCCCAATAATAGTAAAAACAACAGCAAGCCCCTGCCATTCTTTTAAAAAAACAATTGCATTTTCCATAATTACTCACCGCCTTTATCTGTAATGGTTCTTCTTGATATAAAATCATCTAAATCGGATATTTTATATTTTACCAATCTTCCAACTTTTATGTAAGGCAAATTAAATCGTTTTGTACATCGCCAAACATGTAAAGTCGATGGTTTTAACCCTAAATATTCAGCTGCTTCATTTGAAGTGAGGAATTTCCCTCTGTTTTCTAACATGTTTTTTATAATGGTCATTTTTTTCCTTGGTTAAAAACCCAAAATTAAATTGTTTTTTTAAAAATAATTAATAATACAAATCATTTTATTTGTATAGGTGAAAAAATAAAAAATATAATCATAAAAAAAGAAATAAAAGGTATTTACATTAATAAAAATATGGTTATAAATATAATCATAAAAAAAGAAACATGATAAAAAAGAAAGATAAAGCATGGATAAAGATGACAGCCTAGAAACAGAAAACATGTCTTTGATAGAAAAAACCGTAGAATTAGATGATCGGATATCAAGCGCAATAAACCTTTTAAGCACCTACAGGCATTACGTAGATGTAAATAGGGTAAGTTGTGCAGGGTGGACGACAGAATTTGTTTGGGGGGTACTCAATGAAATAGCAATTATTTTAGGGGAGGATGAAGATGATGACTAAAGAAAAACAAGATAAGCACATCAGTATGTCGGTTAATGACCACCAAATCCAGTATTTGACCCACCAACTGGTGAAGCAAGTTGAGGCAGCAAGAGACGCTCAATTTAGATTGGGCCAAGTGCGTTTTACAATACAAGAGTTGAAAAATTTTTTAGCAGATTTTGATTACATAGCGGCTATTGAATCTTCAGAAGATGCACCAAAAGAAACAAAAGGAATGTTTATTGACTTTCTAGACGCCATTTTAAAAGCAGGAGGATTGGATGATTAGAGACACTCGAGACATGAATAGTGATGAACTTAGATCGGCTTATGAAACAGCTGCTTTAATTAGAAACGCTTTGGACAAAAGTAAATCTTTAGAGGAACTTCGGGTATATATTTCTGATGTAATGCATGAATATACAAGATTATCACTAGATGGTGATGTATACTTTAACAATACAAAGAATTATACGGGGGAAGATTTAAGTATTTTATTGAGAGAAGCCAATCAAATTAATGAAATTTTGGAGGGCGAACTCAAAGAATTAACCCATCAAATTAATACAGGAGCTTTTTATCATGGTTATTAATAAAATAGTGTTAAAACCGTCAACCCTGGGTCATTACTCCCTAGCTAATCAAATACGTCGAGACAGAAGAATAAGAGCTGAACAACAAAAAATACTGGTGCGACAACAGAAAATGGCAAAACTACAAGATTGGTTTAAAGTTGTCTTTACTGGCATGCTTATCACAATGTCTCTTTATGTTTTGCGCCAATATCAACTGGGACATCTACAAATAGGAATTCCATCGTGAATTTGGTTGATAAACATCTTCTCACTGAAATCCAAGAAAGTAACAGGCATCTCATACGATCATTAAAACTTTTTAATAAATACTTTTTAAAAAGACATGCAATTTCTATGATTATTGATCAAAAGAAATATCCTGATACAATTTTAAAGGATTTGCGAGCTTTACATAGTTTTTCGTGTACAATTGTTCGTGCTTTAGAGGGTGATATTCCAGTCGATGCCCCTAAAAAAAAATATCAACAACTGGAGATGAGATTTGAAACTTTACCAAAGGAAAATTAAAAATGACAAATCATGACGACAAACCAGATACTGATTACATTTTAGAAAACCATATTGGTCTTGAATTATGTAAAATTCGCATAGCAATACAAAATCTAACATGTATTTTGCATAGCATGCACACAAAAAAACCTTTTTTGACATACAAAGAGATAGATGAGGAGATAGGAAATGAGTGATATTGATACAAAAATAAAGGAAGCCAAGGAGGCTAACTTTCTAGAGGAGGCTAACTTTTCAGAACCTTATGTGTATAAAAAAAACTCAGTGAATGTTTATGTGCATAGTGCTTTGTTGAAGGCTAAAGCCCTTATCCCGTCTATTAAGAAAAACAAAAAAGTTGAGTTTGGAAAAACAAAGTATTCTTATCCAGATTTGCCTGAGATCTTAAGCATTGTCTCGCCTGTCCTAGCTAAACATGACATTTTATACACCACACAAACTGTAGTTTTTGATCAGCCATACATTCATGATAGTGTTGTGTATTTTGGTAAACTCATCACAAAGCTTATCCATGTGCCAACAGGTGAGTTTATGTCTAGTGAAGATCCCTTAGCAGTTCGTATAAAGTCTGTGTCTTTTGATTATTCATCTAACAAAGAAAAGGTTAGCGAAAACAATATAATGCAGGGCTTTGGTTCTGCAAAGACCTTTGCTCAACGGTATGGCTTGCTCACGATATTAGGATTAGCGCCAGAAATGGATGATGATGCGTACGGAAGTGCACCAGATGTGAACTTTTCCACTACCATAGAAGAAAAGCCTGTCTCTAAAGTAACAAAAGTTACCCCACCCCCCGCTCTTAAATTGGCAAACCCTATTCAAGATAAATCTCCTAGCGACCATCCTGTGTTCACCTTGTGGGAAATGAAAAAGGAAGAAGCTATTCGAGTTGATCCGGGTCGAGCAAAAGAAATTCAACTATCCATAGACAGCGGCGGCTTTTTAATGAATCCTAGGTATGCCAAAATGGAAGAATGGATTAAAGGATTATAATTAGTGAGTTTTTTAGATAAAGTTAAAATCTTGCGCAAAGATTCAAAAAATGCACCTGAATCAGATTCTGAATCAGATTCTCCAATAGGTATCGTTTGTCCGGTGCGTAGAATATATAGAAACAAAACAATAAGTGAGGCGCAGGTGCAAGAGCTGGTGGTAAAGATACCAGGATTAGAGCGTAGGCTTAATGACATTGAAGAAACGTTAAATAAACTTATTGAGGGATTAAATGAGCAAAGATGATTTAAAAACAGGTGGAATGCTTAAGTCTAAAGAAATACTCATTCTGGATAGCGCTATCAGAAGAAAGAAATTAACATTAGATATTTTAGAAAAAGAAGCAAAAAAGCTTAGTAATTCCGTGGTTAGAACGCTTTACTGCTTGCAGGCATTAGTTATCATAACATTATTTCTTCATCTGGGTAGCGTATTTTACACAGGTTTTCCTTTAGAAGCTCTCCACTATGTAATGGTTTCAGCAACTCTAGGGTCTTACATGACAAAGCTTATGTTTGACATTCGTTCCGAGCGCAAACGTTTTTGCTTATTGGATGAATCGAAAAAATGATAATTTAAAGAGGGGGGTACCCCTCCATATTAAACGTATAGCCCAATTTCATTAGCCAATTGATCTTTGTAAGCTTTAACTTTTTTGAAATACTCTTCTTGTTTGATTCTCCATTTGTCGTACTGATCTAAAAAGGATCGCCATTCTTTATATGAATGTATCTCGTCGTTTATTCGTGGGTACGTATCATCAATCTTCATAGCTTCTTTTATTGTTGGGTGGTTCCACGCATGTTTATCAACATAATATTTTCCGTTTGTAAGTATGATGCTGCAATCGGTGTCTTCTTCGTCGTCATGTACACCTCTCCAATAATACAAATTGCTCATCATGCATTTTTTTGATAAATAACGCGGATAATTATGAAATGTTAACACCTCTATAAGGGCGTCAAAATCTGAATCGCCCTGTGGAACTTCTTCAAATCCTTCAAATTTAATTTCAATTAACATTAAGCATTTTCCTTTTCTATTTGTGTAAATCTTCGTATAAAGTCTCTAAGATCTTTAACGATAAGTGGCGCATATGCCCAGTCTTTAAAGTTTTCGATCAACGCATCATCATCAATGATGTTTTCAATATCTATAGTAATTGGCAAGACAACCTGTAAATATTCTTCCTTTTCATGAGAAATAGGGTTAGGAGAGGCAAGGTTAAGAGACCTGCTTACCTTTTTTTTGAAAGTACGAATTAATAAAAGATCATGTAAGTGTTGCTGCTTGGGAAAGACAAAGCATTTCCACTTCGGATTGTTTGCTTTCATGTGCTCAATAATCTGCTCTACCAACTCTTCATGAGTAGGAAGATCATCAGCCAAAGATTTTTTAGAAAAAATTGCCATTACTACTTAAACGTTTATTATATTGCTTTTTATATTAATTTATTTTTAAATAAAAAGAAAATAAAAAAAATTAAGGATTTAAAATGGGTAGACCAAAAGGAAGTACAAATAAAAAAATCACAAATCGAGAGGAAGCAAAAAAAAGAGAAAAGCAACGTCTTTATATGGCTAAATGGAAAGAAAAGAAGAAGCTTGAAGAAGCTGTTTGGACAGAGTCTTATCAAACCCAAGTAAAAGAACCCGTTTTGTTGGATGAAGCGGTGTCGGTTCCTGAGGGTCCTCAACGTGATGAAAAGGGTAAGTTCTTGCCTGGACACAAAGCAACAAGGAATGTGAGGAATCCATTCAAGAAGATGCTTGACTCAATCATTTTAGAAAATCCAGAGAACTTTAAGAAGTTTGAGCAAACAATAGAGAAACTTTTGACTAAGTCATCGGAAGGAGAACTTCAAGCAATTAGTATTCTTTTTAAATATCTGATGCCTGGCATTGCAGAGCATGGTTTAGAGGCTATAGGCAAGATACGCACATCGACAGCTGCTGAGCTATCTGAGTCAATGGATAAGGTAATAGGGCATATGGCAGAAGGGGAGATATCACCAGAGGCTGCTAATAATTACTTGAGATGCTTGAGTGTTAAGCGTGAGTTTATGCAGTTGGCTGTAATGGAAGAGAAGCTAGCGGCTATTGAGCAACGTTTGACGACAGCTGGAAAATAATAGCTTGCTTGAATTTTTAAAATTAAGAACAATTGAAGGATTATGATGAAAGAAAAAGAGAAGATTCCCCTTACGAAATTTTTAATCACAACAAGAAGTGAAGAAGGTTGTTTGATTGAAAGTGTAGGGGAAGGGGATAAGATTACGGGGTGGGATTTGGCAATAATTGTGGCTGCTGCTTATAGAATTTTGCTTGAATCCAGTAGTGGAGTTGTTGAGGCTCAAGAAATAAGGGAAACTATCGATAATTTTTTAGGCGACATTCAATCTCAATTTATCAATTCACGGACAACAACAAAACATTAAGGATCAAAATGACAGACAAATCAAATCTACACGTATTAATAAAAGTAGAAACAATCAACGGACAGACTATGGGGTCTTTTGAATGTATAAATCAACCGACTGCTTCTCAATTATGGCACTTGTTAGAATTGTGTATGGGGGGCGTGATTACTCAATTTCTAAACAACATGAAAAATGATGACGTTTCAGACGCTAAAAAATTATATGCAGTTTGTAAGGTGGGAATTGCAGAGTTATTAGATAGAGTGGAGGATGAAGTTATTGCTAATTTTTACAAAAGTCGAAACGCTACTGCACATTAAGGTTATCTAGGTATGAAAATGAAAAAGCATGAATTACTGATGGCTATACGAATCTTAATCAAGATATACGACGATGAGAAACATGAAGCTACGTTGTCTGTGCTTCGTTCTCTACTTAATCTTTATTATGATCTGCCGCCAACCCCTGATTATGCCTTGATTCAAAATAATACGGAGTACGATAATTATTGACTTAAAGTTTTTATTAAGTAAAAATCAATCATTATACTTGTTTTGGCAAATAGATGAAGTCTGTAAATAGTAAAGATAACGCGTGTGATGAAAACATTTTTGTTCGTCTGGAAGCTCTAAAGTTAGCCTGTGAATTAGCTGGCGATATAATTTTTGATAAAGATAAAGCTAGTCGTTGTAGGCCTGGAGAGGGTTTTTTAAATGGTTCTGAGTTAAAAGAATTTTTTGAGATAGCTGAGTATAATTATCGATTTATTGTGGATGAAGATTTAGATATTGATTCACGTGAGCAAGGTGACAAAGCATCAGCTTATCGTAGCACGCGTACAGGTCGCCCGGTAGTTAATATTAAAGGAGAGTAGACATGGTAGATAAGAAAAAGTTAATAGACGTTATCAACGGACTAGAAAGTATCAATGAGCACAAGGAAGTATTAGCAGATGAAGCTAAAACAGTGCTTATGCAGGCAAAACAAGACGGGTTTGATATTTCCATCATCAAAGAGATAGTTCGCCTGAGGAAGCTTAAGAATGGTGATTTTTCACAACACCAGGAATTGATTGATGAATACATGAAAGCATTGGAGATGATTTAGGGTGAATCTCAAATCAAAAATTGTAAAAAAGATTGTACGGTTTTTAAATTCTCTCCTATATAAACTGCAACCAAGAATTCATATCAACTTAGGGGCTCCTGAATTTCAAAAAAAGCCACATCATTATTTTCCTTTCGTTACCTCTGTCGATAGGGAGCTTAATCTTTGTTTGAAGGGTCTGGAGAAGGGAGAGCCTGATGTGGGGGCTATGTGTCGGGTTGATTTAGCGATTAAGCATGAGTTGGATGTGCTTGAGCAATCCCTGAAACGTGGACTCTTTTTTACCTGTGATGAAGATAAAAAAACAAAAGAACAGTTTTTAGATTTTAAAGACAAATTTTATGGGCTGGATAAAAATGACGCAAACAAATAACAATTCTATATTCAAAACAGCTGCTGAGTTATTAGCTGATGAAGACCCTATCGTAAAGCGTGTATGGGAACACTATGCGGTGAATAAGAATCCAGCCCCTATTGATTCATTGGATGTGCGTCACTTTTGGAAAGCGGTCAGTGAAAAGGCTCATGAATTGGCTAACAAAAAATAATAAGCTATTCAAAACAAATTGATGTTGGGCTAAGCTTTTATTCTTGTATATCAAAAAAGTAAGGTTTTAATGACGGACGAAGAAGAACGCGAAAATTATTTAAAAATCAAAGAAAAGATTATTGATCTTTTGATGGATGAAGTGAGAAATGATACGATTTCTATTTGCAATTGTTTTACGTTAGCAAATGAACTCCTGATTACATTTATAGTTGCCTCAGCTAAAAGCGGCAACATAAAAGGAAAAAACAAGGCAGAAATAGCTGACAATGCCAGGTCATTATTAACAAACGCTCATAAAAATGCTGTAAAACTTTTTGAAGAACTTTTTTTTGGAAAAAATGATGAGTGATGAAGAAATAGAAAACTTTACCATTAATACCAATACGCCGTATGCAGATATCAATGAGCTTAGAGATAAGTTCATGGCAGCATTGAAAGACGATCTTAATACGCCTTTGTGTCTTACATGCATGATGGCTCTTTGTAAGATTATTTTTAAAGCTACTGAAATGGAGAAAAAACAATATGGCGCAATGATGGTTGAAGCTCTAGGCAAAATGCTTGGCATTTTCGAGAAAGATCCAGACGAATATTTTAAGGGAAACAACTGAGTGATAAAGAAATACAACTGAGTGATAAAGAAATACAACTTGATGTTCCTAACCATCATGCTTTTGAGCCATTACCTTACTTTGAGCCTTCAAAAGAATTATTAGAAGCATACCATCAGGCATTAAAAGATGCTGAAAAAGATGCTGAATTTGTTAAAAAAAGAATGGATCATTATAAAGAAGTTCTTGATATGATCTGTGATGATGAATGAAAAAAAATAGCTAATTGGCACAACAAAAACAAAGGAGAATAAAATGAGTGATATGGAAATTAAAATAAACAACAACGTCCTTCCTGAATTAAAAATCAATAATTCTCCCAATTTTGAAATAAAAGTAGATGGCATTACGCTTTGCAGAACCGCTAATTTATTAAATGATAAAAAAGAAATTGATGAATCCGCGCACTCTTTTTATAAAACTGCAATCACAGATTTAAGAGAAAAGTTAAAAAAAGATAATAGATATATTGCAAACATGGAGTGGACGGAAGATCAAGTGAGTGGGGATTTATGCTTGTATATAACTACCAATCCCCTCCCCCTTGAGCGGCACAAGAATAATGAGTAACTTTACTCCCTTTTTGTTTGATCGAGATCAAAATCTATACTGGGTAAACGGTAAATGGCAACTCCCTCCTATTTATTATATGGGCACATATTATTTAGGAACAATAAAAGATTGTCCTGTTATGAAACCATGGAGATGGAAAGAGTTAAGTGAAGATCGCAAAAAAATCAGTGAGGCCATTAACACAGCAAACGGTGGATTATGAAATTTAAATACCATGATTGGAAAATAGGAAACAGATGAGTGATAAAACAGTAGAATCGTATTTAAAAGCTTTGTATAGAAGCGATTCTATTATTGCTTACCAATACAAATAATGTCATAATCAACATGAGAAAGGTTTAAAATCCTCTTTCTTTATTTTGTTACTATGCGTAGTAGTAACGTCTTGTAGGGCTACTGTATAAGTGGCCCTACTGACTTCCATATTAGGCTTAAAGTGTTTTAATGCAAAGATATTATCTAATACTTAATACTGAGTAACATTTCACCTTTCGCATACTCACCAACTTTCAAATCTAATAGTCTTATTATTTTCCAATAGGCACATTCTATTGAATCAAACCCTTCTTGTTTATAAAAGCGTAAAAGCGCATATATAAAATGTTCTTGCATGTCTTTATCGAAAAACTCTTTCACTTGCGCTTCAAGCAAAGAGTACTCTTCTTTAACTTTCTTGTATTCTTCATCAGTCATATAATGTTCACTCATTAATTATTTTTCCTTTTTAATAAACACATCTTGCTGTTGTTTATCTTTCATTGCTATTCTCTCTCTTCTCAAGTATGTTCGTAATCTTCAAAAATTTTAAATTCTTGGGGTGTTAAAACTTTTTTTATATCTTCTAAAAATTCCCGATTGTTACATTGTTTGTCTTTCAGAACATCATATTTTTTATGATGTTCGATTCTTATTAATCGATCATGAATATCGTGTGCCAAATCTTTGTTTTTATCTAATTGATTACTTTTAGTTCTTCCAAGAGGCCATTGTTTATGTAAAGTCTCACAAAAAGAATCATTTGACGCTACTAAGGGGGCTTCTAACCACAATAGTACCCGTATATACACATACCATGCAAAAGGTATTTTTGGGTTTTCCACCACGCCCCCTGTTAATAAACACATCTTGATTTACTTATTAATACTTAAAATTACTGTTACTATAACAGCATGAATAAAAGTATTTTTAAAGCAATAAATAATCTCGATGCACGTATTGATTCATTACTTGGTGATAGACTAAGCGATGAACAGTTAGAAGAGAAGACTTTATGTGAAAACTCTTTCTATTACTTTTTAGAGCGTGCATGGCCGATTATAGAGCCTGGACAGCAATTCATACCAGGATGGCATGCTGAGGCTATCTGTGAGCATTTAGAAGCGCTTTATTACCTTGAAATTACAAGGCTGATTATCAATTGCCCGCCTCGTATAGGTAAATCAAATATATGTTGTGTAGCTTTTGCCGCTTGGATATGGGCTAACGATCCTCATTTAAGTTTTTTGTATTCAGCATATGCTAGCTCACTTTCTATTCGAGACAGCATTAAATGTCGCCGTCTTATTCAATCAGATTGGTATCAATCTCTTTGGGGTAGCTCTGTCCAATTAATGGCAGATGTTAATAACAAACTTAGATTTGATAACACTAAGGGCGGATATCGCATTGCTTCATCAGTTGGCGGGTCAAATACTGGATTTGGTGGGCATTTTGAGATATGCTTTCCCTATGAGACTTTAATTACAACAGATTTAGGTGAATTACCAATTGGAAGAATTGTAGAAGAAAAGATACTGTGTAAGGCATTTTCCTTTAATCACGAGACAAATCAAACAGAATGGCAGTCTATTAATCAATATTACAAAACTGATGCACCTGATGAAATGATCGAAATTGAATTAGAAGACGGCACACTTCTGCAATGCACCCCTAATCATCCCATTTATGTTGAAAACAAAGGATATATAAAGGCAGATGAATTGGTAGAGGGCGATTATGTTAAAAAATTGTGAAATTTGTAATAAAGAATTTAAATGTAGGCCTTCTCGTAATCAACGTTTTTGTAGTCGTGCCTGCGTTTTTGTTAATTGTGCTAAAAAAAGAACGTATGAATGTATTCAGTGCAAACAACAGTATCAAATAAAACCTGAAGCTAAAAAGCCTAGAAATTTAAAGCGAACATTCTGTTCTTACAAATGCGCAGGAGAACATCAACGCGGCGCAAACAATCATCAATGGCGAGGAGTGAAAGAAACACGACAATGCATTAATTGTAATAAAGACTTTGTTATCAAAAACACATCACGAAAATCAACAGCACGTTATTGCTCTATTCAATGCAGGACTATTCATTATGACATGACGGAACATCCCTCTGACCATAAAGTATGGGATAAATGCAAGCATTGCGAGAAAGTTATTAAAATTACCAATCGTAAAATAGGTAAGAGGAATTTTTGTTCTCAAGATTGCGCAAATAAAGCGCATTCTTTTTGGATAAAAGGAAAGAATAACGGGCGATATGTTCATGGAGATCATGCTGTTCCTTATCCGTCTGGATGGACAAAAACTTATAAGCAGCAAATTCGAGAGCGTGACCATCACCAATGCAAAGTCTGTTTATTAAAACAAGAAGATCACAATGTTTTACTTCATGTTCATCATATAGATTATAATAAAAACAACATGAATACTGACAATCTCATAACATTATGTAAGTATTGTCATGGTAAAATGCATGGAAATACTGACGGACGTCTTAAATGGAAAGCAAAACTATTAAATCTATTAGAAGGATCAAATCAAAAGATTTAAAAGTTTATAATTTAGAGATAAATAGAAATAATAATTATATAGCCAATAAAATATTGGTACATAATTGTGATGATCCTAACAATGTTTTGGAAGCAGAATCAGCTTTAATTCGAGAAGGAACTAATGATTGGCACGACTTTGTTATGTCAACAAGGTATGCCGGAACTATCGATCAATTTAGAAGGTTAGTTATTCAGCAACGTGTGCATGAGCGTGATGTAAGTGGAAATATCTTAAGCAAAAATGATGATAGGTGGATTCATTTGCGTCTGCCGATGAAATATGAAGCATCGTATAAATGCATGACTATTCCTTTGCCTATGACCGATGGAGAGGTATGGGAAGATCCCAGAGAAAAAGAGGAAGATTTATTGTGGCCCCAAGGAATATCTGAAGAACGTTATAAAGAAATTGTTCAAAAAGATTTTCGTAATGATTCTTATCGTGAAGCAGGCCAAATGCAACAGCGTCCTTCACCAGCAGGGGGAGGAATTCTTAAAACAGAGTGGTTTAAGTATTGGGAAGATCTTAAATATCCTTCCTTTAATTATATTTTACAAAGTTGGGATACAGCATTAGTTGGTAAACGTCCTGGTGATCAAAATTACAAAGAGGGCATTTGTTATAGCGCTTGTACAACATGGGGTTTATTTAAAGATCTAAAGGGCCACAATAATTTAATGCTGTTGTCCGTATATAAGGGGCAGGTTGAATACCCAGAATTACGCGAAATGGCTTTACGACTAGCCAATAATTATCTTGATACCAATTTAGACAGCCCTCTTTCTTATGGGGACACTTCAAAATCAGTCGACAAAATCCTTATAGAATCACAGGTAAATGGATTTAGCTTAGCTCAAGAGTTAAGCCGAATGAATTTACCTATCCATCATTTTTATCCACGTCGATATGGAGATAAAGAAGCCAGAGCTAGACGTATTGCCTCAGTTATTGAATCAGGTCTTGTTTGGCTTCCTACAAAACCAGATTCAAATATTATTGAAGAATACGGCAAGTTATTACTTGAAGATTGCGAATTGTTTCCCAATTCAAAAAGTAATGATACAATAGACAGTATGTCTCAGGCGTTTATTTACTTGCGAGAACTTGGTGAATTATTTAATCGCGGTGATCATATTCCTGAAATACAGCCCTATAACTTTAAGAATTTTAGGGTCAACAATTTTCAAGGCCCTAGAGGCATGTAAATGGATGGATAGTAATGAAAAACAAATCGGAGTTAGAAGAAGGTAATCAAAACACCGAAGAACAAGAAGCTTCTGACTACGATGAGAACTATCAAGCTAAAGGATTTAGTGCTGATGACGTTCCAGAAGAAGGCCTTGAAGAAAATGGTATTAAAAAGTTTCCTGATGGCTCTATTGCTATTGATGGGGATTCTTATCCGGTTCAGCGAGTTTTAGATGAAGATGATCATGATCAGAACTTGGCAGAGATTTTGGATGAATCTGTTTTGTTACAGATTGGAAACTCTTTAAAGCAATCTATTGAAGAAGATAAGGAAAGCCAAGCACCGTATTTTCAAAACATTGCTAATCTTATTAATCTTTTGGGAATTAAATCTGCCACATCTGGTGCTGAAAATGCTGATGGTATACCAGAGGCAAACTCTACAGCTTTGTTTGAAACGTGGCTGCATTATATAGCAACCGTTATGGGCGCTATCTTTCCGTCTAAAGGAGCAGTTGATGCGGTTATTTTAGGTGAAGAAGATGAAAAACTAAAAAATCTTTCCTACAGAATTACTGCGTTTTTTAACTTCTTTTTGTATCAGATTGATAAAGGGTTTGAAAAAGAACTTAAAAGAACAGTTGCGTGGTCTATATTCGATTCTATTTATAGCAAAGTGTTTATTGATCCAGTGTTGGGTAGACCGACTCATAGGATGATCAAGCCTGAAGATTTCATTGTAAACAGAGATCTTTCTTCACATTTGTGCGCATCACGTAAAACTCAAGTTCACCGCATGGATAAAAGGGAGTTTGAACTTCGCAAGATTCTTAGAGAGTATCGTGACATTGAAATCATGCCCACTTCTTTAGATGGGACCGATAATGTAATTCAAGAAGAGTTAGATGATATTATTGGGTATGAGCGCAGCGGTGGTGGAAACGCTCCAGATTTTTATGAGATTTATGAGTGTCATGTGGAGTACAGAATCAAAGAAGATCCCTCTGCTAAAGATATAGAGATCCCTCTACCTTACATTATTACATTAGATGCTCACTCTGCTAAAGTTTTGCGTATTCAACGAAACTGGAAAAAAGAAGACTACCTCAAGAAGAACCGTGAGTATTTTATTAATTGGTCGTTATTGCCTGCTCTTGATGGTGAAGGGTATGGATTAAATCAATACGCAGCACAATCAGCCCAAACTGCGTCTACCATCATGCGTCAGCTGATTATGGCTGGTATGTACTCTAATTTCCCAGGCGGTGTGTATGCTGCTGGTTTAACACTAGAAGAGAATGATATTAGGCCAGCACCTGGTCAGTTCGTTAAATTGCAAACAGGTGGAATTTCCTTAGATCAGGCTATTATGCCGCTGCCTTATAAAGAGCCTAGCGGTGCATTGAATGATTTAAAAAATCAAATTGAAGATAATATTAGAAAACCTTCAGCAATTATTAACGACGCTATTTCTGAGATGGCGCCTCGAGCACCAGCTGCATCGGTATTGGCAATGCTTGAGAATTATCAACGTGTGCCAAACTTTGTGATTCAAGGGTACCACAAGTCTTTTGAGCTCATGTTAGGGTTATTTAAAGATCGTTTTGCAGAGTGGTTACCAGAAGGTCAGCCTTATCCCTTTTTAGTCCCAGGTGGCAAACATGTTATTATGCGTTCTGATTTTGAGGAGCATGTACAAATTGTTCCGTCAAACGATCCGTCTCTTCAAAACTCTATGTATCGCTTTATGCGGGCAGAAGTTATTCTTAACAACGCTCGTCAAGATCCCGATATACATGATTTAAAATATGCCAACGAACTTTTTTATAAAAACCTTGGAATAAGTCCTGAAGAGATATCCAAGCTATTGCCAGATGAAGAGGAAGAAGAACAACCGATTCCTTTAGATCTTGTGACAGAGAATCAAAATTTCTTAAATAAGGTTCCAGTAGTTGCTGGTATAGAACAAGAGCAAGACGCCCATATTATGGGGCATGGCGCCCTTCTTAACAACCCGAGTGCCCAACAAGACCCTGAGATTATGGCGGCCATACAAGCGCATATACGAGAACATGAGGCATTGAAATTACTTATTAACTTTCAAGCTATTACTGGTATGCATATGCCAGAAGATCCAGCTGAAGTTCCTATGGATGTTCAAAACCAGATATCTGTTGCAGCAGCGCAAATGGCAATGCAACAGCAACAGCAGCAACAAGCAGCGCCTGATCCAATGACAGTGCAAGCACAGGCAGCATTGACAGAAGCGCAAGCCTCTATGGAAGAGGTTCGCGTCATTGAAATGAGAGCGCAACTTGAAGCTGAAAACAAAAAACTTCAATTGATGTTAGAGCAACAAAAATTAGAACTTGATAAATATAAGTTTGATGCAGAACTTCCTTTAAAAGAAGCTGAATTACAAATTAAGTTTTCAAAATCTCAAATTGAAGATCAGATTAAAAGTGCGGAAACAGAAAATAAAATTAGCATTGATCAAAGTCGATTAGATCTTGATCAGACAAAGTTAGCAGCAGATCTTATGGAAAAAAGCCAACGCTTAACCAATGAGATAACGCGTGATCAAGGGAAGCTAGAGCAAGACAAACTTAATCATTTAGCAAAAACTAATGCGTCGCCTTTAGGTTTGTCAACATAAATATTCCTTAAGTATTAATCTTTATGTATAATGTAATTGTCATGACTTTTACTTAAACTAAACTTATAAGGATTAAAAAATGGATATCGATAGAACAGAGCACGGCGGATATCGTCGAGAAGTAGCTTCTAAATTAGGCCTACATGGGAATGGTCGCATGACCAATGAGAAACCTATTAAACGAGCAACAGGTGGATCTATTCCTAAATTTGCAACAGGCGGTGCATTAAAAAATTTAGGGCATGCAATGCGCCATGATATTTCAAATGCTGCACGTAAAACACGTGGTGCATTTAAAGAGTTTGGCCACAAAGAAAAAGAAGGATTTGAAAACATTGGTCGTAAAATAAAGACAGATGTCATTGATAAATCTCGTCGTGGATTTAACGAGAAAATCAAAAACCCTTCAAGAGCTGGATTCCAAGAGCATGTAGCGCATCCAACGCGTAAAGCTGCTGCTACAGCTAAGAATATGGCTAGAGAAATTGGCCATGATATTAACAAAGAAGTAATTAAACCAGCTGGTCGTTATTTGAAAGAGTCTGCTCGTAAAGATAATAAAATGGCTAATGGTGGAATGGCTTATGGAAGAGGCGCTCCAAACATGATGTATCCAGCTGTGATGCCACAAGAAGGAATGCCTCAGCAGCGCCCAATGCAAAGAGGACGCAATCGCATGCCAGCTCGTGCTCAAACATATGCGCCTATGCCAGCTCCCGCTATGAAAAAAGGTGGAAAAGCTCAATGCAAGTCAGTGGGCGGTCATATAGGCAGCCTTAAAATAGGATCTGGAAGACGCGTTAAAGGAAATGTGGCAACACGTCATAATTTTCAAAACGTGGGCCGTATGTTGACTGGTAAAGAACAAAAATCCGTAGCTGGAGCTAAAGAGAGACGTCAATCTAAGGTTCCTGGAATGGCTCATGGCGGTGTAGGAAAACTTCGTCATGGTGTTACACCAAAAAGTGGAATCACATCCTCTAAATGGCAAGACAAAGATAAATACATGTAAGTAATTGTCCAATGCGGTGGGGCATTGGACATATTCATTATCTCAAATAAAACTAATTAAGTATAGTTAAGTATTCACAAATATAGACAAAGCAATTAATTAAGTTATACTTTATGAATAATACAACAATTCATATGGTGGAACATGGATTCAAAAGACTTTTCCGAATATTTAAAAAATACTTTATCAAGCTCTCTTAAGCTGTGGGAAAACACAATTCTTACGGGAACTTTATCTAAAGACATTCCTTACGAACGAGCGGTTGGAATTATCACAGCGTTTCGCGAAGTAGTTTCAAAGCTTGATGCAATTTACGCAAACTTTAAAAAGGGCGTATCTGCGGATGGAGATTCTGTTCATGGATAAAGAAAAAAGTTTTTGTCGAGAACAAATTGGCGTAGATCCAGAAATCAAAGCATTTCGTGTTTTAATCAGAAGCCCAAAGCGCATTGTAAATCCGGGTGGCTTAACCATTCCAGATTCAGTGTTAGAACGCGAAATGGCGGCTTTTAACATAGGTCTTGTCTTAAAGCATGGGCCTTTAGCATTTACTCAGATTGGTGAAGCGTATCAGGTGCCTGTAGGAACATGGGTTTGGTATTCCAAATACGAACGCGAAGACTGCTATATCCCAAATCTTAACTGTTACATCATTAACGACGATCGCATATTGGCCGCCGTTAATCCTGACGATTTGAACTATTTATTAACTCAAGGAAAGGCTGGCAAATATGAATGAGTCAGAAAACCTCTTAAGTTTTAACGAACCCGCTGTAGAGTCTGGTGAAAACGTTTCTGTAGAAATCGATGACGATGGAAGTGCACAAGCAGCCACTCCTGAAAATGATCCTCGCAATGACCCTGAAAACGCAAAAGTTGCTGCTTTAAGCAATAAAACAGAAGAAGGGTTAACCTATAAACAGAATCTTGATAAACAGCGTCAAAAGAACAAGAATCCTTTTAAAGAACGTATTAGTAACCTGACAAACTCTAATAAAGCGCTTCAAGCTCAGTTGGCTGAAAAAGAAAGAATCTTAGCGTTACGTGAAAAAGAATTACAGTCAAAAAATTCAATTAATGAAAAACTGTATAATTCTAGTCTTAGCGCTCAAGAACAGGGAATTGTTCATCAATTAAGGGCTGCTAAAGAAGATGGTGACATTGATAAAGAAATTCACCTTCAACAAGAATTAGCGCGCGTAAAGAGCGAACAGGCAACGTTTGGTTTATACAAAAATCAATATCAACAGCAACAAGCTGCTCCTGCTTACACGGAATCTGTAGATACAGATTTTGAAGATCAAGAGTATCAACAATCTCCTTATGCTCAACCACATTCTACTCAAGTTGAAGATATTCCAGAGGCAACCCTTAATTTCTTAGAAAGAAATCCTTGGGCTGATCAGAATTCTTCTTCATTTGATCAAGAGTTGTGGACTGAAATAAATGAAGCGGCTCGTGATCTTAATAAGCGTCTTAAGTTTAACAACCAATCCGATTTGATTGGAACCGATGCTTATTATGAATCCTTAGAAAAATACATGAACGCTCAATATGGCTTAAACCAAACATCCCCCCAAGATACAGAGGAACCTGCTATGCAACAACAATCACGTCCTGCGTCTAAAGTAGGCGGCGTTAATAGAGCTGGGGCATCAATGGCCGACCAGTACGCTGTTAAATCATCAAATTCTAAACCTGTCATGACATTGACTCCTGCGGAATACAGGATTGCGCGCAATCTGCAAATTCCTCACCCAAGTGGTAACGGCAGCTTTTTATCAAGCGAAGAAGCAATTAAGAAATATGCGGAGAAAAAAGCGTTTTATAGCCGTCAAGGTCACGACCCAAGATTTAGTGTGAGAATGTAGGAAGGGATAAAAAAATGAGTGAAAACACCAATACAGCTGCTAATGATCAAGCTGCCTTTGAATCTATAACTTTTAAGCGTCCAACTAGGCCTCTTCCTAAAAAAGGAAGCGAAAGAGACGCAGAAAAACGTCAATCTATTAGTTTTTTTCAAGGCAGTCGATTTAATGTGCCTAAATCTGTACGTGAGAGCGATCCTGATCATGTATATGCTTTTGTGCCTTATATGACCGCCAATATGCCTTGGCAAGAGTCTGTAGATAACGCATGTGAGCGTGGGTATGAACCGGTTAAAAAAAGTGAACACCCAGAATTATCACAGCGTTATGTCACAGATCTTTTTGGAAAGCGTGAAGATTTTAACAATGACTATGTTCGCAAAGGCGGACAAATCCTCATGAAACGCCCGAAATATCTAGATGATGCAGAAAACGAAGAATTCTTAAAAAATAACAGACGCCATGAAGAAATGTCTAAGCACATGATCTTGGAAGATAAATCTTACCGAGGACCATTAGGACAATTTTGGCGACATGGACGTAATTAATGTTGACAAGTAAAAATAAGTATACTTATAATATTAGTTAAGTAATATTTGTGGTCTGTTGACTAAATATTTAAATATTATGGACATTAGTATTTAAATATCCTGGCATTAGCCTTGTATCTTTTTTTATATGTCCTCCAGCTTACAAAAAGGTATGTAAGCTGCAGCGCCATCCTGGCGTTCAATCCTTGAAAACACACAACTTAACTTATTATTTTTTGAGGGAATTATTATGTCTTATGGGCAAAATAAACCGTGGGGATTACAGGCGATTGAAACGCAGAGCAATTCCTCATGGAATGGCCAAATGGCTACTTACTTAATTGAGTCTGGATACGGTCAAAACATTTTTAAAGGCGATCTCGTCTACATAGATGCAAATGGATATCTTAGAAATCTTTTTGATATAGCAACTGCGCCTATCACAGCGCAAACAATTGCAAATTATGCAAATTCTCCAGCAATTGGAACTTTTAACGGATGTCAATATACAGTGCCAACCGCTGTAAGCCCGGTAGATCCAGCAAGTCCTGGTCGTCCATTTTGGCCCGCTAACACATTAACACTCGGAGATGCACCAGCTGTTGCTGATGTCATTATTGATCCAACTGTTCTTTATAACGCCCAGGTAACTGGAAATGTGGGAGCTACACAGGATTCTTGTGGAAAATACGCTTACGTAACGTACCAAGAAACATCTCCAGGTAGCGGCATTGTAGCTGGAAACACAAACACTGGTCAGTCTTACGTCAGCATTAACATTGATAGTGCAACGCGCACAACCGGTGTTGTTGATGCAGTCCCAGCAATTGTGGCGAACACACCTTCTACATACGCATTTTTGTTTAATTGTTATATCGACTCTTTGAGCACTGATTCGAGAAACGTTTCGGGCCAACTATATAACAACGTTCAAGTATTAATTAACAACCATTACTTCCGAGTAATGAGAACTCTAGTATAGAGGAGATATATAAATGGCATTAGTTACTCGCAGTAATATACCTTCCGAGCTGAGGCCCGGATTAGCAGCAGTTTTTGGAGACTGGAATACATATCCGGAACTTTTTAAATCTGTTTACAAAATACTTAAATCCGATAAAGCGGTTGAGTACGAAGTCGAAATGGAAGGCTTGGGACTTGGAAAATTAAAGCAGGACGGTGCTTCTGTGGCGATGGGAAATGTTCAACAAGCATACACAACTAGTTATTTTCATCAATTTTACGGCATTGGGGTACAATTGTCAAGAGGGATGATAGAAGATAACCTTTATGAGTCCGAATTCCCACAGATTGCCCTTCAATTACGCAACTCTTTATCGACTTTGCGCAATATAAATGCAATGTATCAATTTAACAATGCATTCAATCAACAATCTCAAGTTTCAAATGGACAACCTTTGTGTTCTACAGAGCAGCCTATTGCTACAGGTACATTGGCTAACACATTTGATAACCAGGTTGGCTTAACAGAATCAGCAATTGAAGAAGCGATTACCATTATTAAACAGTGGTTAAACCAAGCTGGTTTGAACATCAACCTGGACCCGCAGTCATTATTAGTGCCTTCTCGTTTGCAATTCCAAGCAAGTCGCATTTTAAATTCTGCGTTTAGAACAGGAACTGGTAACAACGACATCAATGCGATTTCTCATGGTAAGTATTTACCAGGTGGCATGATTGTCAACCCATTCCTAACCAATCCCTATAACTGGTTTATCACTACGTCAGAAACTCAAGGGTTTAAGATGTATCAACGCAGTAACCTGGATATAGACTTTATTATGGACCCCTTAACGGACAACACCACAATCCGGGCGGTTGAACGTTACAGTTTTGGATGTTCTAACTGGCGCGCTGTGTTTGGTGTTCAAGGTTCATCTGCTCAATAAGGAGAAATTAAAATGGCATTTAATGCATATTTAACAAATTCAAATTTTCCTTTGGGCACGGAATTTGATGATGGTTTACGTGTAGGCCCTGTGCTTACACGTACCATTGTATCTGGAACAGGTCCAAACTCTCGTCTTACTCCCTATTCTTATCAACAGTGGGGACAAGGGCTTCTTTTATCATCAATAGGGACATATAACATTATCCCTAGAGGACCAAGTGGTGCTGGAAACATTGTCGGCTATAGCGCGCCTGTTACAGTTACAGGAGCAGGGTATTTGACTCTATCAGCTGATGGATATGTGACATCTTCTGCAATTGGCGGTAACGGAAACGTTATTGTTCAGTGCGATTGGCCACGTGTTCCTCAGTTGTCTGTTTTGACAAACAACATTGGTGCCAACGTTACGTTTACAGTATTTGGAACGGATTACTATGGTGTTCCATTGCAAGCATCTGTTGTAGCTAACGCTCAAGGTGATTACAGCTTCTTAAAAGCTTTTTATACGATCACTGGCGTTTATTCTAATGGAGCAAGCGGTGCTGCTACTATTCAGCTGCAAACAACGGATACATTTGGATTGCCTTACAAACTCAATTCAGTAGGTGATATTTCCTTTATTAATTGGGGTGATGCATCAGATATGTCTACTTCTGAAGAAGATCCAACTTCCGCTCCTTATGGGGGCTTTGCCCTGTTAAATAACGGTACCGTAACCGTTAACACGGAAGCGGTTACTAAAGGAAGCAATATTCAGGTTTCTTGCACAAATGTAGTGGGAACTCAGGGTATTTTATCGACCGGCACAGCAAACATTACCGACAATACTTCTTTTATAATCACCTCTTCTGAAGCAGCTGATGATTCATATGTAAATTGGGTAGTTATTAACCCGCCTTATGTTTCTGGTGACACTACCAATAAGGGTGGAATTGCTGGCGTAAGAACAATGATTGGTGGTGTTTTAACTGTTGCATCTACTAATGTGAGCGCTAATAGCATTATTCACACTAATGTAAGTACTTTTGGTACGGCTCATGGACCATGGTCTATTAGCAGAATTAATCCTCAGATTAGCTTTACCGTAAATTCACAAGCAGTTACTGAACATCTACGGTTGCATGGGCTGCGATGCCTCAAGATTGGGTAAGCGGCACAAGTGCTAACATGACAGCTGGATCAGTATTTGTAAGCACAAAAGATATTACAG